TATTCAGTTTGATTATCTGTACTCATTACTAATCCCTTGCGAATAGATGCTATATCATAAAGATGTATCATTCTACATCTAGCTTGGATATTGCCATTAGCAATAGGGGTTCTGCCAGCCAGTTCTTCTAAATCACTTAGCCAATACCAGTCGTAGCCTTTACAGTCTTTAATCAATCCTGCATCAGCACAAAGGTCAAATAAGGATGCCTTGTAAGAATTACTCAGATTGAATACTTTAAATTCATCACAGAAGGCTTCTCCGACAAGTTTAGATACGTCAAACTCATCTTCTTTATTCTTAATAGGAAGACTTCTACCTATAAGAGGAATGCCAGTCTTCTTACTAACTTCATGGCAGATAGCAGCGACAACAGTGGAGTCAATTCCTCCACTGATGCCTAATACCATTGCTTTCAAACCATTAGAAGTAACATAATTTGCTGTTTCTTCTACTAAGGTATTAAATACCTTTTCATAATTTAATTCTTTCATTGTTTTACTCGTTTAAGATAATAAACTATTACCCGACTGGAAACTCTGCCTCCTGATAAGAACTTAATTATAGTTGCGACTAATTCCCAACCGTCATCGCCCAGTCGATTAAGTTCTTCGCAGGTAATGTCTGTTTTTTCTAAATATTCAAATTTCATAGTCCAAGTTCTGCTAAACAAGAGTTAACTTCCATTGCACGTCCCGTATGTTTGCCTTCATCATCAGATAGTTTTACACAGTCATATACCGGCTGATTAGAGTTCATCTGACAAGATGTAAGTTTCATAACAATGTTAGAGGGTTTAAATCCAGTGTCATTGGTAAGGTTTGTACCTATACCGAACGATGCTCTAATTCTAGTCATACAATAGAGAGCAATATCTTCAGCCTTTTCAAAATCCAAAGCATTACTAAAGATAATGGTTTTCGTAGTTGGGTCTATGCCCAATTCTTTATAGCGAGCAATCATTTTATTTACAAATTCATACTCGTCTCCAGAATCACATCGTACTCCGTCAAACAACTTAGCTTGTTTACGTGAGAAGTTCTTGATGAATACATTCGATGTGTAAGTATCGGTAAGAGCTATTCCCAAGTCTCCGTCATAGACATTTACCCAATTCTCAAGAGCCATATAATTAGCTTGTTTGTAACCATACATAGCACCGTGGAACATGAACCATTCATGTGGGTGAGTACCCATTGGTTTCATGTCATACTTCATTGCAAAGTAACAGTTGGAAGTTCCAGTACAATAGATTGATTTTTCTTTAATGTACTTAATAACTTCTTCTTGTATATTATAAGAGAATCTTCTGCGAGTTCCAAATTCGGAGAAATAAATTCCTGATTGATTGGAACGTTTGATTTTACTTTCCAATTTATTAAGCATTACAGGAATGTTGACCTTATAGCCTAACATCCTATTTCTTAATTCTGAAACCATTGCAAGAATAGGAACTTCATAAAGAGAAACTTTATAAAGATAATCCTTTGCTATAATGTGAAGATGCTTTTCTTCATCCAAGAAGATTTGTACTTTACTTGGGTTAAATGTGAATTGAGACAACCATTCCCAGTAATGTCTTGGGATGAATCGAATAGAGTTCATAAACTCAAATTCATCACTTGTAAGTCTTACTTGAGCAAGGTTATATAACTCAATACGAAGTTGCTCAACAAACTCTTCTGTGTATTCAGTATTATCACGGTCTTTAAACTCAAAAGTTCCTACCGCTTGTGGAAACAACTTCATGTAAGCATAAGAAGTTGTAAACTTGTATAAATCTGTATCTAAAATTGATTTAATTATCATTTCTCTATTGGTTGATAAATGTTTAACTTATTTTCTTTTATAAATTCTTGGAGTGCTGTTCCACCATCAATAGACGCAATTCCTGGGAGATATACTGAAAGTCTATCCCAAATAGGTTGCAAGTTCTTAATTGTGTTAAGTACACAATAGTCCCCTGCAACACCACAAATTACAACTTCTGATTCGTTCGAAAGGTATATGTCAGCTCTACTATCGTAAATATCATCAAGCGAATAAGTATAATGGCTTTTCCTGTTTGGGTCACGTTTAAGGTCTGGAAAAGCCCCATATTCCTCTTTAAACAGTCCTTTCTCAATTACATCGTATCGGAGATTATTATTTCTACAAGCTGTAAGAAGCAAATCATTAATTGCCGCACCTTGGGAATATTGGACACAATGAACTGGCCACTCTCCTCCATTTTCTTTAAAAGAAGGATGAAAGAAAGCGTGCCAGTCCACAGTAAACCACACTCTATCAAAATGCTCTTTATACATTAATTCTTCTATATTCCATAGAGCGGGAGTGGCTCCCTTTACATATAAAGAGCCACTCTCTAAGCAGAAATCATTCTGCATATCAACTATTATAAGTATTTTACTCATCGACTCCAGCTACTAAATATTCCTGCAATTGCAACAATAGCCAACCATAAGGCTATCGGAATCCATAATGGGCTTAAGACCCACCACCAAGACCAAGCTATGACACCACATAGCTTAAGAACAATAAATACTATAAGAAGAACTCCACCTATGCCAATTCCTCCACTACTGTTACTATTACTCATAATTCAATTATTAAAGGTTCAAACGATTGAATGTATCTCTCGTCTACTAAAGACACATTTGCCATTTTCATATCATCTAAAGTCATCAATCTGTGTTCTCCTGAATGAATGTGTCCACAGAAAGCATACTTTGGATGTTTTCTCATAATTTCATCAGCCAACCAAGGATTACCTACATCCTCTCTAGTCCATGACTGATGAATAACACCTAATCCACACAGCTTAGGAGCATCGTGTGAGATTACTATATCACAATGTTCGGGCATTGTGGAGTACGCTTCTATAAGAGTTTTCTCCTCATACATATATGCCCAATTTCCAAATATCTTGCAATATGGAGTTCCCCAAATTGTGTATTCGGTTCCATCTTTATAATCAATGTAAGTATATGACTCATTATCGAGCATTACTAACTTCCCATCAGTGGGAGTATAAAGAAGGGAATTTTTGGAAAGAGTATTCTGATATATAGACGCTAATGCAAAGTCATGATTTCCGCCTACCATAAATACTTTTTCACAAGGTAAATCTTTTACCCATTGAGCAAATTCATGACTAAGCCACTTTTTACTTTGTGGGATATTTCTTTGCATCTTTAGTGGGGTAATATCCCCACAGATTAAGTAAATATCACACTCTTCTTTTATTTCTGGAAGAATCCCATGTAGGTCTGATAATGCTCCAAATTTCATTTATGTTTCCTAGTTTTTATGTATTTCTTACTCTCTAATTGTTGGGAAGGAGAAACAAGAGTAACATCTATTTCTATGATTTCTCCTTCTTTGGGGAGGTCTGCATAGCCAGTAATAGAGTAATAGATGCAAGAATTAATTTCTTCATAGTCTTCATCATCTTCCCACCAAACCCCATCTTCATTAAGGGCTGGTTTTGTTCTCCACAAACACAATCCTTCTTCGTCTTTTGTTATCCAAAGTCTCATTCTGTTACTTTCTTTTTAAATTCCTCAAATGATTTTATCTCTGGAACCTCGTCTCTGTTAATTATCCAATATTTACTTGGAGCTTTACCTTTATGATTGGCTCTATATTGGTTATACATATCAGCAATTTCAAAGAATGTTTCAATATTCTCTCCCATAGCATCTGCCAAATCCTCTATTTTAAATATAAAGTATTTGAACTGATTTCCGTTTTCATCCTTTCTCGAATACAAGTCTTTTATAAATGTATTTAAAGATGGCATTTCTACAGGCTCATCTTCCCATGTCTGATTTCCGGCATAGAAATAAACCATCTCCTTGTATATGGGCATTAAATCCGAAACAAGGTCAAATGATATAATATCGTCATCTTCTACCCATTCTTCTATTCCTTCTCCACGTTCAGGGTAGCCACGTGTATCAACAAGCCACTGTTTACCGTTTTTATCGGTTACTGCATATGTCTTTTTCATATTTCAATTTCAAATTTTATAGGTTCGTCCTCATACGTCATATCTTCCGGAATTGGAAATCTAAATAGATTTGCAGGATGTAAATCATTAATACAATCATACATATCATATTTAGGGTCTACATTCCAGCTTTCTCCGTCAAAGATAGGAGGGTTGTCATAATACCAACCCTGCCCATCCTTATCTACAGCGTAGTAATAGGTCTTAGTCATTACTAAGTGTTATTATACCTTCATTCCTTCAAGTCTCCCATTACATTACGGTTGAGCCTATCATCAATTCTTTCCTTACAGGCGTCAAGATATGCTTCAAGTGCGGCAACCTGTTTGGCATTTTGCTCACAAGGAAACTTCTCATTCAGCTTCTTCACTCTGTCAAGCAAGATAAGGGCAAGTTGTTCTGATTGCCAACCTGGAGTTACTGTACCGTCTTCGTGCTTGTGGACAAACTGAATTGTGTCAGTAGCATCCACATACTTGGTTTTGCCATTAACAAAGCCTGCACACATTTTAGCACGGTAACGATGAGCACCATCGTCTGGAATTACTTCAATGGTTGGTTCGAGACTTGGATAAACCAATAATTCCTCTATTGTTTGATATTTCTTTTTTAAAGCCATAGTATTTTATTGTTTAATCATTATATGATATTATTTTGTAATATACGGTACTACCTACCCAACGCCAACCCAGATAATTTACTGGAACCCATGCAGGTTTACTAAGCAAATCTCTAAATTCTAATGGTGTTAGATTACATACTATATCTGTTTGTGGTGATGCTCCCTCAAGACTTATTAATACCTTCATGTTTTAACCAGTCTTGGAAGTACCACAATTGTCCACATCCTCCACCAATATCATCCTGACCAGCAGGATTGAATACTCTTGTGGAGAAACCTAGTTCGCAGAGTCTTCTGTTAAAGTCTCTAATAAGACGAATTTGTCTATCAATAGAATTCTTTACAGTTTCATCCTTTTCACAAATTACAGAAAGAGTAGTTTCCCAAACATCGGTTCGAAAGAGTTTGTACAGTCTCCTTGCGTCTTCTTCTGTATCATTTCCTTCATGTACACAGTAATTGAAGAATGGTTTTCTTCCTGTGTTCGCTGCCCAAAATTCTCCCGCAGCAGCAATCTGGCGGAGAGTACAAGTCTTAGTCGGAATTAATTTTGCTCTAGCTTCATCAGTTGATTCATGTACTGAAAACTGCAATCCGACTTGAGGTATTCTTTTGGAGAGTTCAATAAACTCTGACATTGCATGATATAATGTAGATGGAGCAGATGTGGACACTAATAGTTGAGCATTTGGATATAAGTCATGTAAAGACTCGATAGCTCGCTCCAAATTGATATAATTCAGAAATGGCTCTCCCATACTCATGAACATAATTTGGAATTTCTCAATGTCTTTAGTATTACAATCAATGGTACTTAGAACTGTAGTTACTTGTTCTATTATCTCATGCCAATCAAGATTCCTTACAAAGAACTTTCCTGTTCCACAGAACGTACAGCCAACCGGACATCCAGACTGTACAGAACAGCAAATTACTGTTCTCTTCGCGTATTCTCCATAACGATAAAGGACTGCTTCTGCAATTCCTTTTTTCGTTACTGCACTAGCTCCCCCATTCAAATACAAACTTCTTGACATTAGTGTCAGAAGATTCAAAAATCTTATATTCCATTTTTAACCTCTTAAATTTCTTTTAGTGATTATTTCCTTTAATTGCTGCCAAGATACTGGTGTGTAATCATTATTATCTACACCAACATCATATTGATTTGGGACTAATTTATCTTCAAAAGGAGTTTTCTTTCCTTTTTCAGTATGGATGTGTCCGTACAATTGCCAACTTCCTCTATGAGAGCCATCCCATGTAATCATAGGATAGTGACTCATAAAGAGTTGTTGGTTATTACACTCTTCGTCACCTGTTATAGTAATCATCATCTGTCTTTCAACAGCTTCGAACCCATTTTCTGGAATATATTCTAGCTTATCATGATTACCTAATACGAGGTATTTATAGCCGTTTAGTTGAGGTAAAATTTTCTCCCAACGTGTCTTTTGACCAAAGCAGAAATCGCCCAATATGAAGACTGTATCGTCCCACTGGACTACCTTATTCCAATTTAGTATGAGTTGTCGATTCATTTCGTCAGCAGACTCAAACGGACGACTACAATACTTAATTATATTTGCGTGGTCAAAGTGGCAATCAGAAGTAAAAAATACCTTATTACAGTCAAATTTATTTGTCAGATTTGCCATGTATTTTCTTATTGTCGATTTTTAAATAACAAGAATCTGGTAGTTCTTGTCCATCCAACTTTACAGAGGGAATATCCATAGACACCAGATTCTCAAACAATTTAGACTCCGTGGATATTTTGACATATCCCTCTGGAGCCATCAATTCTTTAGCTTGTTCGTTAGTTAGCCAAACCTCAAATATTTGCTTGACTTCCGCCCGTAATAAATGGGTCGGTTTTGTACCTTTCATAACATTCGCACTTTTTAAATTTCTTTCCTGACGTACAGTAAGGACAGATTTCATTTCTTCCGGTCTTGTGACCATGAGTTCCTGTTCTAATTTTACTTTTCCAGGGAGTGTGCATCTTTATCCACATATTTCTGAACTCTTCATTCTGAAACATTTCTTGCATAAATTCCGCACCGTTGTTTTCCTTTTTATCCTTCTTTTCATCTACTTCTTCAACACCTAAAGTTGTGTCGATGTCATACGGAGTTACTATTAAGTCTTCCATTTTTTATAAGATATAAATTATAATATACTTTCTTTTAAAACACACACTACAAGTTCAGATAATTGGGCTATCCATTCTTCTTCGGCAATCTCTTTAAGCTCCCCGTAAGCTACATCAGTAAACCAATTAGGAAATTCTCGATTATAGAATTGCAAATTTTTGCATTGGTAGTCCCACTCTGCGCCGCAACCATAGAAATCAAGTCTATCTTCATCACAATCTTCGTCAAGAACATACATAAATCGCAGCCCTGATTCGTATCTGTTCTGTATGAAAAACTTTCCTACATACTCGGACTCACTATTATCAACACAATTTTTAAGTTGTTCTTTTAGTGATATTAATTTTTCCTTATAGAGAGCAATCTCTCTCATTATTTGGTCTCTTTTCATTTGTTAAAATTCAGAATTAATAATCTGTGTTATAATCTTCAAATAAGGAACACTTGTTAAAAGCATTAGTAATCCGTATGGTTCTACCAATGCTTTTCTCACTCCATTTAAATGTTATTTTATCCATCCTCTTTTAATAAATTCTTCGTGTAAAGGATGTGCCAACTCATAAGCCTGTGGGTGCGCACTTCCTGCATCTCTTAACTTAAAGAAGCCTTTCCATTGTTCAACAGTGCCAGTCATTATTAATTCTGTCTTTAGTGCTAAAGGTAGTACATTTCTAGCCTGTTGAGCGGGCTCACCCTCTGTCAACAATCCGAAATATGTACTTTCTGCTTCACACATAGCTTGTATCCATGCAGCTTCAGTTCGAGACAATCCTTCAGATATAGTTAAATCATAAGTATGACATAGTTCTATATTATATGAATT